GGTAGTGATAATAAAAGTCCTGTATATAATTGGACAATAGGCTTAACAAATTGGTATGACAGCACTTTAGATATTTATTATGCTCACAACACAGGATTAATTAATCAATTATATAGAGATGGAGTAGAAGTTGATAAGATTGATTTTAACACAACTGAAACTACAAAATTAGATGGTGCATTAGGTGCTGATGCTAATGTTTTTTATGTTGATGCTTCACATGGACTTGCAGCAAATGATATAGTAAAAATTGACAATGAATATTTAAGGATTACTTCAATATCTTCTGACACAATGAATGTTGCAACACCGGGAACAAATAGAGGTTTATTTGGAACTTCTGCACAACATCACGCAAACGATGCAAGTGTTTACAAAATTATAGATGCAAGTGTAGATGTTGGAGATGCTACTTCAGCAGCACCTGCTGCTTTAAGTTTTGTGTATGACACAGCATTAGATATGTGTTTATTTATTACGGAGAGCCAAGATCCAAATGATTATGTTGTTGAATCAGGTAGTGATTTTTTAACATTTATGAACAACCAATTATATAGAGCCTCAATGGAACTTAATAATATGCTTGATAATCGCTTTCCTAACCCTATTCCAAAGAGTTTTATTCATTCTGATACACCAAGTTCAGATACAGCAGAATATGATGCTATACTCGTTAAATTATCTTGTTACATTACAGCAGTAAATTTATTAAGAGCAAGTGGGGATTGGGAACAGGCAGAATTGATACAGAATGAGATAACCAATACTGAAGAAACAGGCATGGTTGATAAACTCAACAAAGGAGAATGGAAACTTTCATTTGAAACTGATAAAAGTGATTCATCAGGAGATATTATAGAGGTTACCAATACAGGTAGTATGGATTTAGTTGAAACCTATGGAGAGTGGACAGGAATAAGATACGATAGGATTCAGTTGATCTGCACAACTGCAGGAACTTATGGAAATGCAAAGATGACTGTTAAAACACATGGTGGAGAAGCATTGTATGGATCAGAAGCAACAGACTTTGATGTTACAGGTGGATTAGATCTTATTGGTAATGGTTTATATGTTAGATTTGAAGGAAATTCTATGGCTCAAAATGATAGATGGGATATAGAAGTAAGAAATTATGCTATGAAACAAACAAATTCAGGTGGAACAAGATCTATTGATTCTATTAGAAATGATTTAAGTCCATCTAAAATAATAAGGCGAAGATAATGGTTACATACGATAATGTAGCATTTGGTAAGATTGAAGAAACATTAAAACAATACGTTGATAATGAGTTCAAGAATGTATATATCAGTCCGAAATTCGTTGATCGAGGTAGCGAGTTTATAAGAATTAATTTAGAATCAAGTAGTAGTGAAGAAACATCAAATGCTTACGAAATAAGACAGTATTCTGTGTTATTAAGATATTATCATAAATGCGATATGTCGCAAATAAGGAATAATGAAGCAGTAAAAAAGAAATCAGATCGGTTAAAAAAACATTTACTTGATAAACAAACAAATTCAGATAATTGGGCAGAATTAAGTGTAGGAGAAATTACTTATGATGTTCAAGATGATGAAAATGACGGAATAGACAATTTGTATATAATAGAATATACATTAACAATGACAAACTATAACCATTTCAATTAGGAGAAGTTATGAAACTTAAAGCAACGAGTGCTTTTAAAGAGTTAAAAAACAAACACTTTGGAGTACATAAAGTTAAGACATTGGAACAAGGTGGTGTTTTAGAAGTAACATCTCCTCAAGAAATTCCTCCTGAAGTATTTGCTACTTTAGAGGAAATCGGAAAACCAAAGCCAAAAGTAGAAAAGAAAGTAGCAAAAAAGACTACGGAAGGAGATAAATAATGGCACAAGCAACTAATTACTTTCCATCACAAAATGTAAGTGTATGGTATGAAAAAGAAACAAAGGTAGGAAGAAGTCAAGATGATACAGTTGATAATGCAGGTTTGACAAAACTACAAACTACATCATTTAGTATTCCTGAAGCAAGTGTTCCTGTAGAATATTCTGCACAAAGAGCAGGAACTTTTACTATGACTGCAAGTCAAGGACATCATGCACAAGGAACTAAAATGTGGACATTTGATACCACATTAAGGGGAACTCCTACTTCAGTATTATTAGCAACAGAAGCAGTATTTGAAGATTCTTCAAGTGAAGCAGCATTAAACAATGATTATGCTTTTCCAACTGCTTCTTACAAGCATGACGGAACATCATCACCCGGCACATTTAATATAAGATTTATAGATGCAGGTGCAGATGCAACAATACATAATATTGTATGTAGAGGTTGTGTAGCAACAGGATTTACACTAACAGAAGATATAGGATCTGAAGGTGGAGAACTTGTAGTTACTATAAATTGGGCAACAGCATATATGCCTGATAATGCTTCTGCACAAGCAGATGATGATATTACAAGTGTTGCGTATGACACAGGAACACCTAAAAACATAAGAAGTTTGGCTACAGGTAGTTCAGGTATTAATGGTGGTGCTTTAGAAGAACTTGTAATACAATCTTGGGAATTAACAGTAAATAGAACATTAGAAAGAATCCATTTTATTGATTCAACTGATGGTGGTTATGAACCATTTGGATATGCTATGACAGGTGGATTTGAAGTTACAGGATCATTAACTGTAATAAGAAATGATGAAGTGCAGGATTTACTTGCTAAATTTTATGATAGTAATACAGTAGATATTAATATAGCAGAATCATCTAATTTTGCAGTAGCACTTGATAAATGTTGAATAAATGAACCAACTATTGATAATGGTGGGCCTGTATTAACAGAAACAATACCATTTACAGTAGTAGGAGCAGATGACATATCATCATCAACTAAAATGTTAGGTATTACAATAGCATAATAAACAAGGAGAGAGCATGGCAAATAAAATAGATCTCGTAATAGAACGAGATGGTAAAGTTGAATCTAAAAGGCAAGTTACTTTAAAAGATATTAATCTTGATGAGAGATGTGAACTTGTAGATTTAATGATGCAGGTGTCGCAAGACAATAACCCTAAAATGTTTACAAGTATGGTAAATTGTATTAGGACTGCTACTGATATGACTGATGAACAAATTAATGATTTTACCAATGAGGAGATCATTGAATTATTTAAAGTTATAGGAGAAGCACTAAACAAAAAAAAGTAGATGAAATTCTATTTAGATTAAATGTATGGTATTATTATAAAGGTTGTGAATCAGTAGATATATTTACAACCTTCCCATACAAGGCAAGAAGTCTTACTTTAAATAAAGAAATAGAATTTAATAGTATAGAAGATGTTTATGAAGAATTATGTAGATGCTATGATAAATCGTTTAACAATTATCCTATTGGAGAATCTTTATTTGTTTCACATTTATTTTATGCAAGTCCTACAAACTTTTATGATCATAGAATACAAAATAGAATCAAAAAAGTTCAATATTCTTTAGAATCGAATACTCCTTTATACAATACTGTTAATGACACTCCTGCGTCAGTTGTAGATGAATTTATGATATTTACACACGAATCAGAACATTGTAAGCAAAACTTAACAAAAGAAAGACAAAAAGAAAAAGATGGCAAAAACAGTAGATAAATATATAATAAAGGTAGAAACAAAAGGAACTAAGGGAGCTAAAGATGGCTTAGATAAAGTAGGTAAGGGTGCAAAATCTATGGGTAAAGCTATGGGTGTTGCAAAAATTGCAGTTGCAGCATTAGGGGCAGCACTTGTGGCAGGAATAACCTATGCAGGTAGAACTGCTGCAGAATTTGAAGCATTAAAAACAAGACTTAACACCTTGTATGGTAGTGTTACAAAAGGCACAAAAGCATTTAACGAATTTAACAAAATAGCTTCAACCACTCCATTTGCACTTAAATCAGTTGTAGAAGCAGGTGCTACATTAAAAGCATTTGGTGTTGATGCTGAAAAGAATATGAAGGGTGTTGCAGATCTTGCTGCATTTATGGGTGTTGATGTAGTTGAGGCAGCACAAGCTATGGGTAGAGGATTTGCAGGTGGTGCAGGGGCTGCAGATGTATTAAGAGAACGAGGTGTATTAGAATTAATCAAATCCTTTAAAGGTATAGAAGATTTAACTCAATTAACCTTACCTGAATTTAGAAAAGCATTAGAAGAAGCTATGATAGATCCAACACTTGGGATAGCAGGTGCGACTGATGCACTATCAGAAACATTTACAGGTGCTTATTCTAATATGTGGGATTCAGTTGATAAATTAGCAAATTCAGTTGGAGAAGGTTTACTTCCTATAATGAAAGACTTAACAAAAGGAATAGGGAAATTCGCAGACGATATATCAGGTGCTAAATCTCCACAACAAGAAAATATTGACATGATCAAAGGTCAAGGGATTGCCTTGAGATTGTTACAATCTGATTTAAACAATTCTTCTGAAGGAACTCATACATATAAACTTGCTATGGATCGTTTAAGAAAAGAATATCCTGATTTGATTAAACATTTAGGAGATGAAAAAGATAATTTAGAAAAAAGAAATACTGCCATTCAAGAGTGGGTAGATGGTGCAGATGATAGAATTACCATACTGAAAAAAGAAATGGCTATAGAGGCATTAAAATCAAGATATACAGAAATGATTAAAGAAAAAACAGATGCCTCTATTGAATTTGGACAAAGTGTAGTAGAG